TCGCGTATCTCCACCACGCGTCTGCAGTCTGCGGGGAGGTCTTCCCGTGCAAGAAGTTTAGTTCGGTGTTCTTCATCGACTGAAGGTGTGTTTATTCCGCGAGTCGCTAGCCAAACCCATATATTCGCGTCTTTGGACAACTGCATTGATATCGTTGAACAGGCGGTGGTGAAGTACACCGAAGAACTGCGCGGAATCTGTGGCGGGTATTACGACGAGAAAGGCGAGTGGAATTGGAACGTATCAAAAGCATCTGAGGACGCGAATATACGGGTTTGGCTAGCGACTCGCGGAATAAACACACCTTCAGTCGATGAAGAACACCGAACTAAACTTCTTGCACGGGAAGACCTCCCCGCAGACTGCAGACGCGTGGTGGAGATACGCGATTCGTTAGGTGCCGCCAGTGTTAAGAAATTATTTGCGTTGTTCTTCCACCTTTGCCCAGACAATCGGGTTCGGGGGTTGTTTGCGTACTGTGGGGCTGACCGAACTGGACGGTTCGCTGGCCGAGGACCACAGCCGCAAAACATGCCCTCCGGTGGCCCAAAGTTGCTTCGATGCGACAAGATAAGTGGTTGCGGGCACTTTTACCAAAAGAAATTAACCTCTTGCCCGTGGTGCGGAGTAGATGCGGCATTTAGTAACCCAGAAGAGTGGGGTCCGGAAGCCGTAGACCAAGCACTGGTAGTTATCGCGCAGCGTAATTTAAGTTACGTTGAACACTATTTTGGTGATGCACTAGGGGTCATATCAGGGTGCTTACGCGGGCTATTCACCGCCGCTCCTGGCAAAGACTTCATAAGTTCAGACTTCTCCGCAATCGAAGCCGTGGTGTTGGCCGCACTTGCCGGTGAAGAGTGGCGAATGGAGGTTTTTCGCACGCATGGAAAAATTTACGAGATGGGGGCTTCGCTAATATCAGGTGTCCCATTTGAAGAAATAATGCAGCACAAAAAGGATACCGGAGAACACCACCCATTGAGAAAAACTATCGGTAAAGTTTCAGAATTAGCCTCAGGCTATAATGGTTGGATAGGTGCGTGGAAAAATTTTGGTGCTGATAAGTTCATGACGGACGACGAAATTAAAAAGGCAATTCTTGCTTGGCGCGAAGCGTCCCCTGCGATAGTAGAGCTTTGGGGAGGCCAGTGGAGAAAGCACCCTAAGAAATGGCAGTTCTCACCCGAGTTCTATGGACTGGAAGGCGCAGTCGTGCAAGCTATTATGAATCCCGGACAAGCGTACAGTTACCGCATGTTGACGTACCAGGTGCACCAAGATGTTCTTTATTGTCGGCTTCCTTCGGGGCGGCTTCTCTGTTACCACAGTCCTCGCCTTATGCAATCTACCGCACCACATGGTAATCCAGTGTGGCAGATAACTTACATGGGGCAGGACTCAAAAACAGGGCAGTGGGTCCGCGACAGCACGTATTCTGGGAAATTGTGTGAAAATGTGTGCCAGAGCGTGGCGCGCGACATCCTCACCTACTCGATGAAGAACTTGGAGAAAGCCGGGTACCCAATCGTGCTCCACGTCCACGATGAAATTGTCGCGGAGGTGAACAAAGGTGAGGGCAGCATTGAAGAGTTTGAGCGAATCATGGCAATTATGCCACCGTGGGCATCCGACTGGCCAATACGTGCGGCGGGTGGCTGGCGTGGCTTACGGTATCGGAAGGGGTAGTAAACTATGGGCTTAAACATCTGTCTACATAAACAGGACGGTACCGACCATCCGCATTGGGACGATGGGAGGTTTGGCAGCGACAGGCAGTTTCCGGCACTAATAAATTGGGAAAAGACGGAACGCCTGACGAACCGCTACCAAGAAGAGTACGGTTTTAGACCGACTAACATCCCTGAACTACGACTTACCCTTGAAGAGCTGGATTGGGATGATAAAGACCGGTACTTGCACTTGCTCGATTTGCTTGAACAAGACCCCACAAGTTATTTGTATTTCAGCTACTGAGGTGTCCACATGTTGCGTAGAGCCTACCTTTGGTTACGCTTCGGCACCATCCGTTCAGTCGTTAAGTCGGTAGATGGCGGTGTGGCCTCCGAGATTGAGTACTTCGGGCGCTTTAATAAGTCAATTGGCTACTGGGCGTACGGTTCGTTCGACCCAAGTGGCCCGTATCGGGGGTAATAAATAATGCAAGGCGACTTCCATGAAAGGCACGAGGCGCACATGCGCCGTACACCCCTCCCCCGCTTAGAGGGGGACAGCCCGAAGCCGGTTGTAGGGTACATTTTCACATGTGGCGTATGCTTCGGTGTGGTCGTAATGGCTGCGCTGTTCATGGCCTTTCATCAATGTTAAGAGGAACCAAAGCAATGACAACATTCACGATTAAACCCGCCCCACGTAACGGTGAAGGCGTGCAGTTATCCAGGGGCACCGAAGTTATTTCCGACGACGGCGTGAAACTCACCGGGGTTAGTAAAGTTACGCTAACCGCCGAGGTTGGGCGAGACGTATGGCACGCCCAAGTGGAGGCCACGCACCTGCTCATGCCACCCGAAGGTATCCGTGCAGAGTGCGAAGTGGTGCATAACTTCCCGCACGCCGAGCAACTTATCGCTTCCATCTTCCGCCAGATAATCGAATACAAACCAACCGGCTTGACGGTCGAGTACGATGAAAGTGGTGAAGTGCTGTTGGGTGTTAAAATCATTTAGCGTAAGGCCCCGTAACAGGGGCTTTTTTATATAAACCATTTGACAGTGTTGTCAGTAGTGATTAAGATGGGTGCTACTGACAACTAACTTAGGTGTACGAAGATGTTGGAACCCGAAGATACAATGACATACCACGTCTCAAAGGCGGACTACGTGCCCCTTGTTTTCTCCTGTGTGGCTGCTTACAACCTGTACCAAGACGAGTACCGTGCGCTGGTTATTAGGCACTACCGTGAAGAACGTAAAAGAAGGGGGCTTCACCACATAACGGCTTCCGACGAAGACCTGTTCAGGGTCCTCCGGGAGCTAGCCGCACGTAAAGAAAAACCATTTAAACCCGTAAACGCCGAACGGGGGCTGGAGGTAACCAAAGCGATAAGCCATTACTTGTCGCAGGGGAAGCCAGTGCCCTACGCACTCATTGCAGAGCTGCGAGAGGTCAGTCAAGTAAGTGGGGCGGCAACGTGAAGTTGGCAAGTCGATCAAAACTGATTTTCATACCATTACGCGACTGGAGTAACCCATGTTAGAAATAATTTACGACGCAGACCTCGTACAACTGCCGATTCACGAAGACTTCACGTTCTTTGGTGTTCCGCGCGGTGACAACTGCGAGGTTATTATTGAAGACTTCAGCGTCACCCACCACTTGGCCAGCGGTGACGTGGTTGTCAAGGGGCCACGTATTGGGAACTTCCGACAACATGATCGGTACGGGAGATTCACGCCCCGTTCTCAAGGACGCATTGAGTTCATCGTGGCTGTCACACCTGAAAGCACACCGTACATTACGGCACTTCTGGGCTGCGACGGGCTTTGGGTGTGCGACAAGTTATTCGAGACCCGAGTTTCGCAATTTTTACAACCGCGTCAATCAAAGGGGAACTTTCATAGGGTCCCCGGCTACTACAACTTTTACTTTTTAGGAGAACACACCAATGTGGTTTAACAACCTTCGTATTTACACACTCGCCGAAGCGATCCAAGGCGACGTAGCCGCCAAGCTCGCAGAGCACCCGTTCACCCCGTGCGCAAGTCTCGATCCGGTTAAGTACGGCTTTGTGCCGCCAGTGCCGAACGGTACCGACTATATCCACGTAGTCAACGGCTGCGCTTTGATCTGCGCGAAACGTCAGGAGAAGCTTTTGCCTGGCAGCGTGATCAAAGAAATACTGGACGCCAAAGTCGCGGAGCTGGGTCGTCCGGTAGGTCGTAAAGAACGTAGCACTCTGAAGGATGAAATCATCTTCTCGTTGTTGCCCAAGGCGATGACCCGTTCGTCACTGACCTACGCCTACATCGACACTACCAATGGCCGCATTATCGTCAATTCGCCCAATGCCAAACGCGCGGAAGACCTGCTCAGCAAGTTCCGTGAAGCGCTTGGTTCTCTCAAGTGCGTACCTTGGGGCGTTTCGGAAATGCAAGGCGTTTACGCTTCGGGGGTTGACGCCACTCGGCACCTTACCGGTTGGGTACGTGAGTCGCAGGCGCCGCACCAGTTCAAGTTTGGTGAAGAAATTGAGCTTCAGTCACCTAAAGACGGGCGCGTCGTACGCTGCAAACGCCAGGACTTGACCGCATCCGAGGTACTTAACCACATTGAATCGGGCATGTACGTAAGCAAGCTGGCACTGGTGTGGAAGGAGGCTATCCCATTCGTTGTAGACGGTTCAATGGCTATCAAGTCGGTTCGCTACGCTGACTCCTTGGGGGACAAGTCAGAGGGTGACGCTTTTGACCAAGATTTCGCGGTGATGTCTTTAGAGTTGCGCAACATGCTGGACGCACTTACGAGGGTAATGCCGTGCCAATGAACATAAACTGCAAGCATAATGACTCGTGCAATGGTTGCACAAACCGCGCGGTACCCCGAACCATGTTAGGTCTTGGGCCGCGTGTTTGCGTTGAATTTGTAACGTGGGGTCGTGAAACTTGCCCTGTTAGAGAGCCGCTTCACCGTCCTTGTCCTTCGCCACCCCCGGGGCCGGACGGAACCCTCACAAACATCGACGTATCGACCGCCCCACAACGAATCAACAACATCCTACGTGACTTGGAAGTATCCACGGGTTCGGTGGTGGAAAGTATTGAGTTGCGTGACCTTGACGTGACGACGGTGGAATGCCGAGAGCAACAACTCGTGCGCAGCGTTGCGATTGAAATGAAACGCTTGCCCGGTACAAAATGGAGTTGACAACACTGTCAGCAATAGATAGTATGTAATCTCTCAGTCACGCACCGTAACACACCGTAACACACCGTAACACACCGTAACAAGAGGGTTTGCAGCCATGTGAACTTACACGGATTCTCGACACTACTAAAAGCCCCCGCAGTGGGGGCTTTCTCAAATTACCCTGGAGCACCACCGATGGCCAAACGATTTGGACGTAACCAAAAGCGCGCGATGCGTCAGCAAATAGCTGACCTTGAGCGCCAAGTTGAGCAGCACTGCGGGTCCTACCAGTACTACAAGTCTGCGGTTGAGTACGCAGAAGAAGTATTGGGACGCTACACCGCTGCGTTGCCCCCAAAAGATATCGAACACCGTGTAGACCAAGGACGTTCTATCGATATGCCGTTTGGGGCTCTACGCGAATTTAACTTGGATCAAGCAGCGGTTGTTACGAAGGCAGTTCAACGTATAGAAATGGGCATTTACCGCACAGACGTTCAATTCGACGGGTTGCGCAACGAAATGCACGCGGTAGTAAGAATGCCGTCAGGGCGTGCCTACGCGGCGACCATGATGCTTAAGTTCAAGGTACCGCCTAAAGTCATCGCGCAGCAGCTGGCCTCGGCGCTGGAACCGGGCGTGTCGAAAGAACTGAGAGGTGCGCATGTCTAACTACCAACGTGCGTTTAATTTGCTCGTCGCTGTGGTCTTGACCGTACTTCTCAATATTTTAGATGGCATCCAAAAAGACGTACCCGAAGCCGTTGCAAAACTCGTGGACGACGACACGGTGCTATCCGCCATGCGCAACGCCAAGTTTGACTGCGAGAAGGTAATCCCGCGCACCCAAGAGTGCATCTTGGTGTACGACTACGTGGCGGTGAGCAAATGAGCTGCTTTGATACGGTCGTGGCGTTGTGCCCTGTGTGCAAAGGGCCGGTAAATTTCCAGTCAAAGGCCGATAAGTGCGACCTTAAAAATTACGATATCAACTGCGTTCCCGTAAAAATAGCGCTGGATATCCAAGGTGAGTTAGGTACGTGCGGCAATTGCGACCGGGAGTATACAATTCACCCTATGGTGCATGTGGCCACAATGCCAATGTACCTGACGCCGCACACCGAAGAGTATTCGCAAGTAAACCATGAAGACCACTGGTCTGCTGCTGGTAAAACAGTGCCCCCTAAACCAAAAACATGGGACTTGTGGATCGAAGGTTACCAAGCTACAGGTGGAAGCGGTACGGCGCGGTGTTACGCACGTAACTTACCAGGTGACTCGTTCAAAGACGCCGTTACTAAATTTGCCGCAACTCCGCAGGCCAAAGGCCTTGGGCTGTTCGACGAAGAACGGTTGAGTTTTTGGGGCTGCCGGGCATTCGACAATGAAGAAGACGCGCGGAGGAACCACGGATGAAGCGCCACACGCACCTTAGCGTAACCGTTGGCTTCCTTAAGCTGCACTGCGCGGTGAAAGACGGGACGCCGATGCGGTACTGGTACTACATCAAACTCGGTTCGCGTTGGTACCCCTTTGACGTACGGGCGGTGGCTAAGGCAGCAGGGCACGATTTGCCAGCACTTGACCACGCTGACGCGCAAGAGAACCTTTACAACGTGGCGAAATGGTGCCAAGGCATCAACGCACAGGATTACATCAAATGATCAAGATACTTCTAATCTACACGCTTTACTGCATCTGGGTGGTGTGCAACATTTCGGACCTGGTGCTTAACCTCGCGGCGTGCGTTACGGTATTCACGATGTGCTTGTTGATATGGGTCGGGCTTCGCAGCAAACCTAAGCTGCGCGTGGTGATTCGCGGCTTTGTCAAGGGTGGCTTTCAGATAGCGCCGGAAGATGAGTCTGACGAACAGATGTGCCAAGACTTTGCTGAACAGTGCTGCGGGTTTGATAGCTTTGAAGAGGCTCAGGCTTTTGCTGAGGGGGCAGGTTGGATAGTCGTTAATTATGCACCGTTGCCAAAGAACACGTGCCCCGAGTGTCTGGCGCCACTGCACCCAATCCGCAGTCAATTCATCAAGATGTGCGGCTCGTGCGACTACCAAGAGCCTTGGGAGTTGAAGCATGGGCAGAAACCGCTCGTAACTAATAATCGGCAGAAGGGGTGAGCTATGAAACAACTTTACCGCTACTATGAAGTGTCTTACGAAGGTTGCGTATCTATCGTGCTTGAGACATTCCGCGTGGTTAAAGAAACCGATGCGTCGTACTGGTACGTGCCCAAGCATGGCCCAGACAAGCCACGGATTGTGCGCAAGGGCGCAACGCGCAGCAAGTGTTACGACACGCGTGAGGCAGCTTGGGCGTCGTTCAGGCTTCGTAAGCGTGCGCAGATCGCGCACATGCGTAGTAAAATCGGCACCCTACAATGGCTGCTGCCGCAGTTGAACGACGAGGCCCTGGCCACTACTAAAGACTTTTACTACTCAGGGGATGTAAATTGAAGCAATACCTTGACCTATGCAACCGCGTGATCAACGAAGGCGTTTGGGTTACCAACGAACGTACCGGCAAGCGCTGTCTCACCGTTATCAACGCGGACTTTGAGTACGACCTGCGTGACGGGAAGTTCCCTGTGTTGACCACAAAGAAAGTAGCGTGGCGTCCGGCAATTGCCGAAATGCTAGGCTACCTGCGTGGCTACACGTCCGCCGCGCAATTCCGCGCTATCGGGTGCAACACCTGGAACGCCAATGCGAATGAAAACAAAGCGTGGTTGGCCAACCCTTTCCGTGAAGGAATCGACCACCTCGGGAGGTGCTATGGCGCCCAAGGCCGTGACTGGAAGAACCCCGAAGGCAAGAGCATCGACCAGTTGCGTGACGTGTACGAAGATTTGCGCAGGGGTATCGACAACCGCAGCGAGATCATGACGTTTATGAATCCTGGCGAGCGTGACCGTGCGTGCCTTAACGCTTGTATGCACACCCACACCTTCAGCATTCTCGACGGTTATCTGTACCTTACGTCCTACCAACGCTCGGATGACTTGCCACTTGGCCACGCATTCAATCAGGTGCAGGTCGCATGGCTGCTTCTCGTTATGGCAAAAATTACCGGTCTCAAGCCGGGCATCGCGTACCATAAGATCGTGAACGCCCATATCTACGAAGACCAGTTAGAAACACTGCGTGATGTTCAGTTGGTGCGTGAGCCGCGCAAGTTGCCCACAATGGTGGTACCTGCGGGGCTAAAGACACTGGAAGACCTTGAGACTTGGGTGCTTCCGGAGCACTTCGAGCTTGTCGGGTACGAACCGCACGATGCAATTAAATACGAGTTCAGCGTATGACCACACTGACTAAAGCTGAGCGCACCGCTCAATTCCTACGTGCGGTAGAGAACGCCAAAGCGACCCTAGTACCTGGCGACGTGCTAATGGTAAAGCGTTGCGGCGGGTTGAAGGTACGGTACGTGTTTAAGAGCTGGGACGGGAATTGGGCGACATCGATCATGCGTAACGACATCGCCGCCACGGGATTTACAAGGTCAACGGTAGGTTGGTTGACTTCACTTCACATACGGTGCTATCAAATCCTGCAGCGTCTCAAGTCTAGCTTTACAAATATGGTACTTGTGGTAGTTCGACGTGGTTACATCCAGTGCATCCGCGTCGTCTACCCCACTTTGTCCAGATCCGGCAGGCGTTCCATCAATTGAGACGGCACCTGGATCTTCGGGCAATCCCGCAGCGGCTCGGTTGTGGATGCGCACCCACTCAGAATTAAGCTCGCAGCGATTAACAACACGCTCACGATACTTGACGACTTCTTTAGTAACGATTTTATCAACATAAACTATTTTCTCCACGGTTTGTATATGCGCGTCAGTAATAGTGGCAACGCGCGTGTCTTCTTTTTCAGCCGCTTGTACTGCACTCTCCGCTTTCTCCGCACGTAACTTAAAATCGTCACGCTCGTCAATCACAGTGGAGTAATGCCACCCAATACCTGCGGTGGCGGCCAGTACGGCAAGTCCTAAATATAAACGTATCATATTCCACCCATTTTTAATGTTTCCATCCGGATGACCTGCATTGTCGGTTCGGACACAGATCCGGTGCCGATTGAGCCTGCACCCGAAGTGGTTTCGATGTCGAACGCGGTCGCCAAGCCGGTAACCGCGTCAACCAGGAAGAGCTCTTGGTTGCCGACGTTATTGGTGACCACACCGGCATCGCTAACCGTCGTCGTCTTTCCGATCACAGGTGCGTTAGGTGACAGGATGAAGTCCCCTGTAGCCCATCCTGCTGGCAGGTAGCCGGAGGACACGCCGTTGATAGCTTGGGTGAAGCCCCCGGTAACTATGTAACTTGACCAACCCAGCGGAGGGTTAACAAGCACATCCGTGGCGCCGGTGCCCGTACCGCCGGTAAGTTCCAGCTCGCGTGTACCTGGACGAGGTACTGTGACCCCATCTGCTAATGCAGCCACGGTAATACTCGTGTCGCTCGCAGAAGGTAGTGCCACACCGTCCAAAGTGCCCGCATCGACCGCCGCCGGGAACCCCGCTACCGTAACGTCTGTTGTCCCCCCTATGCGTACGGTTCCGACGCTTGTTATCTGGCCGATTACAGCCACACTTTCTTCATCAATGGTGAGCGTGTGTGAGTACATGCTGCCATCGGCGCCGCGCCTTATCCACAGAGTCGTAGTATACGGCAGTGATGGCACCGGGTTTGTGGCGTGGTCAGTACCGTTTAATTCGACTTTGCCGTCTTGGGAGATTTTGAGGCCAAACGCGGGATTAACGTAGGACCGGTCCGCAGTTGTCAGAGGGTTCCCCGCCGCTGCAAAAGCTTGCCCAAGGTACTTATCGTCACCCAGTACAAGGCCTGAAAAGTTTGCCGGTACACCGCTTCCATCGCGCAACTCTTGCAGCCCGGTAGGCACACTAATTGGCCGGGTGATGCTTGCCGTGTTTGCGCCTTGGGTAAATGTGCCAGACACCGCAGCGGCCGGCAATAAAGGACATAGGCCCCCCTCTGCGAAGTTGCTTAACGTCCCTGTGATGTTTACGCCAGATACTGTGCCAGCAATTGTCAAGCCGCCGAAATTTGCGGTGATTGCGCCATCGCTAAAGCCTGTTTGCGTGCCAGTCACCGCAGCGCCGGGCACTAAAGGATCGGTCAGTGTGTCGATAGAAAATGCGCTTTCGTACTGCGACGTCATGCTGCGGATGCGCCCGCCACGGCTTAGCGTTGCTGCATAAGTTGGCGTGTACGTAGTGTCGCTAAAATTTGTACCAATCTGGGTAGAGCCGTTCCATAGACTAATTGTGCCACCAGTAGCCCAGCGTATTTCGCGCACTTGATTGTCTGCGTGTGTCTGTGTAACCGAAGCGCCAACTTGCGCACCCAACTGACTAGCTACAACTCTAAAAAGCCGTGTATTGCCAGTGCCGCTGCTCGTTAATGCAACATACCCGTTGTTGGAGGAATCTAAAAGAGCGGGGCCGCACGAATTTGTGTTATCAACCCCGAGAGTTACAAATGCTGACCGAGTAATGCCGGTCAGCACAGTGTCATCTCGCCATATGCTATTGCTAGACGAAGACACCCCTGCAAAATAATTGACTCCGGAGAGATTTACTATGTTGACGTTTGCCGACCCGACTGTCTGTGTGTACCCAGACGGGGGAGATGCCGGAGATGCCGCAGCAAGCGTGCTGTAGCTTAGCGTTTTTGTTATTAACGGCATTTTAAATCCTCATTATATGACCGTAAAGACCAACGTCAGCAGCGGCCAACAGCCGCCCGCTAGCATCTACAAGCCCCGATGTTGATGCGCGCAAATTTGTAACTGTTGCGCCGTTGCCATCAACATCCGACACCCCTGATGCGGAATTAACAAAAACATTACGATCAAAATATGTCATGTTAACCCCATTGTAATTTCGCACAGTTACAGCGCCTATGGCTGTGCAATGATCAATCCACGTCTCTCTGCTGTCCGCTGCCGCAGATGAATTTGTTGTTATAGCTGTCCCGTTGGACGGACATTTAACGTAACAAAAACGAGCGTGCCCACTGGGCGCGGAATACTCAGCGTTATTCATTATGTGCAAAACGCCAAAAACCGTCCCAGCAATAGTCGCGTTATTGTCGTAAACAAGATGTCTCAGGTCAACTTTTGAGCCAGCCTTAGAGTGCCAAACCGCTTCATGCAGTGTTGTTTTGTTTGTAGTCCAGACCTGCCGCTCAGCAAGCCCGAGAACCTCATACCAGACAAAACCCGAAACATAATCACAGTTTACGTACTCGATTTCGCTGAAAAAAAAGTGCGGCCTTTTTGTGCCGTTTGCGCGATCAACAAACCAGGCTGCCTCGTTGACCGTTTGATCAGTTATGCCGTAGAGATCAACAAATTTGCAACGCCAAACGGCCTGCCTCGAATAAAATGTTTGATCCGTGCGAAATACAGCAACATTGCCCCAGCCAGTGAATGTAATACCCTTAACAAACGTATCATTTGTTTTTAGCCTGAATTGCGCCCCTACCGTTGCGTTTGTTATGTTTGGGGTCTCGTTTCTGTAATTGACAATCGCAAGCGCCTTATCTGCGTTAATAACAAAATCGCCAACCCACGAATAGTCTCCGCCACGCAAAAATAAAATTTTATTTTTTGATGGAGAGAGGGTGTCCGCAGACTGGTGAGCATTTATCAGAGACATACAGTTGTTCGCATCACTACCACTGCCATTACCAGTCGCGGTAGGTGCTGCATAAAATCCGTTATTTCCGACGCTAATATTAATTACATTTAAGATAAAAACACCAGCCGCGTCCCAAATTCCAACGCGTATAGAGTGAGTGCCTGCGACTAGTGATGGATTGGAAAGTGTGCCGTAGTTTGGATTTAAAACTAAATCCCCGTTTGCGTCAGTAATTAAAAATTCCCCGAGGCTCCAGCCGCTTTGATTTGATGACAAAATACGATAGCTGTAGGGATAAGCCCCAAACATTGGCCGCACAGGAATATCCATTGGCTCGCCCGTTTGCCAAATGCGATGGTAGGCATACGGCGAGGTTTCGGAATCTGGCCTCGGGTAGCACATCTCCATTGCGTAGCGGGCAGGACTATAGCGCCCCGCGCTTAAAAGATATGAGGCGCCTGGCTCTGCATAATCGCTAGCGAGGACTTTATCGGTAGGTCTTTTCGGAATACTTAGCGATATTGCTTGAGGGTTTTGACTGCCCATGATTAACCCTCTATCACTGATAATGCGCGGGCAAGGCGGGCTTCACGATCTTTCATCCCGTTTGGCATTTTTTCTGAATGCTCATTGCCCAGATTGATAATGCGCGACTGACCCAAAAATGTTTTTGCTTGTCCGCATTTATTTTTAGACCAGAACCACACAGCCACGCGCGCGGCGCACTCTATCCCGGTGAGCATATCGGGGTGCTCCACACATTTAATGCCTAAATCATTTTGCGCTGCAATGTAATTGTTTTTGCCGGTCAACTGGATAATTCCGCGCCCGCGATACTTAAACCCGTCGCCAGTTTCTGGGGCGCCGTTACCCATGCGGTTACCATATACGTGATTTCCGACCAGCTCGGGATTGCGCTCTATTTTTTTTGCAAGATCGTTAGGTGCGCCATCAGGCAGAGCAAATTTTTTCCAATTTTTAACTAGGGCGATAGCGCTATAATTGAGGTTCTCAGACAGCCGACGAAAACCGCCGGACTCATGCGCGCACTGAGCACAAAATTGGGCAATCTCTTTTAATTCTGTGATTCCGTTTTGCGGCAGAAATTTCGATAGGGGCAAATAGATAGCTTCAGCCCCGGCGATTGATTCCGACGGATCCAAAACTGCGTAGAGTATTTTTTTAAGCATCGCTGTCATTTTTCGCCCCTGTTACGCTGCATCGAATTATAAATTTGCGCGATCAGTCCGGCCAGCGCACCCATGTAGACGAAAATTGCCCCGACGTGCCACTCCGGCAATTCACACGCTGCGGATTTGTAATACTGTGTAATATCAATCAGCGCCCACACGATAACGCCAGCGAAAAATAGCGGTGCCGCATTCCAGCGAATCAAGACAAGCCTAATTTTTTCGATCACGGAATTTCTCCCATAGCCATTTTATAAATCTAAAGAGGCCCGCAAAATTTAAAAACTGAACGATTATCCAAGCGCTCGCGATTAGCATGGTCCACGCTAAGGCCGATAGATCATGCTGAAATATTTCAGTAAGCGGTATTTCGTTCAAGGACTTAACAGAGGAGGACTGCCCTACCGCGAGAGTGCCCGCAGCAACAAACATGGTAGTCGCTTTATGGTTTATCAATTGGGTCGTTGCGTCTATTATTTCTGCGGCGAATTTCACTGCGCAACCCCCCGGCCACGACTATCACTGCGCGCACGATTATAAAAACCACCCACGCTATTGAGATAAAAATGTATGCGGCCATTGCGGTTACGTCCAATTCCTGCCCCCGCGCTAAAGGCGATTATGAGTAACTCAATTATAAACGCAGTTAGCATAATATGCTCCTGAAAAGGCTCTTTGTGCAATTTTAACACAAATAATGTCGCATTAATGATCATGCAACCTGTCTCTATCGCCGCAATTGCTAGTGACCAGCGCTCGCGTGTCAAGCTAATGCACGACTCCACAAGCATTAGCTGCAGGGTCGAAACTGTAACGATCCAGCTAAATGGCCCAAACCAAAGCGGCCACGGCCAAAACCAGCACAACAACACCAGCGCGGCAACAAAAAACTGTTTTTGAATTTTCATCGGCTGTAGGCTCAATAAATGCAACTTGCTTTAAAAGTTTTGGAACGTGGCCGTTTGGCATTTTAAGCTCCTATAAAAAAAATTACTTGATAAATGTGTCAACTCCGCTAGGATTATATTAAACCAAAACAACCCCTGGAGATTGACAAAATGAAAAAAATTACCTTTATTGCCCTTACCCTGCTTTTTTCTGGCTGCTCATCAGTGCAGTACGCCGAACAGCCTAGCCACATCAAAGAATCTTATAACGAAAACGGCGAGCTTATTCAAGAGTACGTAGTCGGATACAGCATAGAGGATTTCCTTCGCGAGTTCTACTAGCCCGAGGTCATTACGCGGTCGCCGGTGCCGGAGTACGCCACCGCAACAAATAGCCCAGCGCCGTAAGTGACGGAATTCCAATTGTTATCCGCAGCGGATGCCCTTATGGTCCAGTTAATACCGTCTGGCGAGGTCATTACGTGGTTGCCGGTGCCGGTGAACGCAACGGCAACAAATAGCCCAGCGCCGTAGGTTACAGACTGCCAATCGCTATCCGCCGCCGAGGTACGGATAGTCCAGTTAATTCCGTCAGGAGAGGTCATCACGCGGTTGCCTGTTCCGCCGCCACCTATTGCTACAAATAGACCTGCACCGTAGGTTACTGAGCGCCAGATATTGTCCGCAGCTGAAGCGCGGATAGTCCAGTTAATTCCGTCAGGAGAGGTCATCACGCGGTTGCCCGACCCTGTTGAAGAAACCGCAACAAATAATCCTGCACCGTACGTAACTGAAAGCCAATTATTGTCCGCAGCTGAAGCGCGGATAGTCCAGTTAATTCCGTCAGGAGAGGTCATCACGCGGTTGCCTGTTCCGCTGGCAGAAGTCGCAACAAATAATCCTGCACCGTACGTAACTGAAAGCCAATCGTTGCCCGCAGCTGAAGCGCGGATAGTCCAGTTAATTCCGTCAGGAGAGGTCATCACGCGGTTGCCCGACCCTGTTTGAGCGACACACACAAATAGACCCGCACCGTAGGCTACCCCCTGCCAGCTATTGTCCGCGGCTGAAGCGCGAATAGTCCAGTTAATTCCGTCAGGAGAGGTCATCACGCGATTTCCGGTACCACTATCGCCTACTGCTACAAATAATCCTGCACCGTACGTAACTGAGCGCCAATCATTATCCGCAGCTGAAGCGCGGATAGTCCAGTTAATACCCGCCTGCACTGTGGCTGAGTATACGCGTGATGCAAGAATGCCCATCATCATGCTGCGTTTACCTGCCCTATCAGATGAAAATTATTTACACCTACACGCTTTAGTGTAACTGTGCCGTTCGGGGGGACTACTCTAGTGCCCCCCGCTGGCGGGGTAATAGTGACACCCGGCCCAGGAGGGGTTATAGTTAAATTTGAGGCTGCTGCATTCCTGATATGCAGCTCGTAATTGTCAGGGAGTGCGTGCGCGCTGTTAAGACGCACATTAACAGTTTTTTCTGAAGTGCTAGTAAAATATAAGTACTTACCCAAATCCGCCGCATTAACATTGTAAGTAGCATCCGTGATCTCGGTACTTTCTGGGGTCACGCCAATCAGCCCCCGCAAGGTGGCGTAGGGCAAAACTGCGATGTTGCCGAAGCTATCAAATGCAACCACAGTGCTTTGCCTTCCCGATGCCGGCGGCATGGACGCTACACCGTCCGGCACCCTAAGAAAGTTGTCCGCCTCTAAGTCGGTGTCTATGTAATCTACGAGCGCGGTCAACTGCGTGACGAACGGTGCGAACCACGCCACGAACGGGAACGCCTTAGCATCAAAGACAGGCTTGGCGTCCGTGGGGGAAGGGGCGGCTGGTGGCGGCGTAAATGTCGGCAGGGACATAGATCAAATACCTTCGGTTTGAAGTGAGCAGGCGGACTTCTTTGGCCCTTGCAACACGATACTAAAATCCCGATAGAAGCCAAAAACTACCGTTACTAAGTTGTTCTCGCTGCCGATATACACCGCTGGTACAGCGCGGAGACTGGCAAGCTTACGTTTTATCGGGTATGCGTTTTCAGTGTCGATCATAATATCATAATCACATTTATCAATATAGCGCCGCTCAACGATAATATTGTTCCCAAAAGCGTCCCGCTCCTTCCGCGAGAAGTCAATGATCCCCGCAGATGTGCCAAATCGCGCGCAACCAAGGTCAAAGGACGACCCGACTATTAGCTTCCCGAGCATCGCGGGTGCATCGCCCCCCTCAACGGTCACTGAAACTGTGCCCCCTGCGGGCAAGCTAAAGTCAGTGTAAATTACTATATCGTTATAACTACGATCTCCAAAAAAGAACTCCCACCACCCAACCCCTGGTGGTAGCCCCAGAAGGTACTCGTCATACTCTGCCACAATGGCACCATTTGTGTCTCTTACCGTTATTATGACTCTGCCACCTGTGACATTCAGTAATACCACGGAGTTTGTACCGGCAGGTACGGACAGCTCGGTTACAATGGTGTTGGCCCCCGCAGTAGAGACCGTCTGGGACTCCGCACCTGTGGTCATGTCAAACATTCGCCACGGGTTAGTATTGCCGTTGTCGATCCATGTGGCGGGGGTGTTTGTAGGGGGGAAGAGCCCAGTATTATTTACCGCCGCCGTATACAAACGGTGGTACGCGCCCAAGACTTGCACCTGATCCCCTGCGAGGTACGCCGTTCCCGCTGCCCATGTGGGGGCTTCGTCTTCGTCCACATTGGAAGATACCACCGATGGGGTTGCACTGACCTGAACGTCCGCTGCACGGGTTGCGGGTGCCCCGTCAGTGTAAATGAAACTCGTAGGTACCGCACCCTCTTCAAGCTGCGCGCCCCAAAGATAGTGGAACCCTTTACCGTCGCTGCCTCCTGCCGGGGCGCCCCCGTAGATGTTCAAACGTCGAGATTCCCCGTCAAAAGGTAGGTTTACGGTTATGGAGAGTCTTAGCCACCCGTTGTTTATCTGTTGGATACTGTTAGATATGACCCTGTTGGCAGCAAGCACAGCGGGTGCGGCAGCGTTTATGTTGAACCTAGTGAACCCTAAAAAGGTTCCCCCCGACACAGATATTGTGACTTCTGACAGCGTACCCGCTTGGGGGGTCTTTACTTTCGTGAAAATAGAGAAAGTGTACAGCCCACTTAAAGCCCCTACGCTCTGGTATACCTGCCACGCGCTAGTACCGAGGGACTCCATAAATTGCACCGGAAGGCTAGCGTCCGGATTTACCGGTGGTGTTTCAACCCCTATCCCCGTGGCTGAATTAAAGGGTGTCCACTCTGAGAAATCGTTGGAGTAGGGGACCAAGTTAGTCGCGGCGTTCTCAAATATGGGGCCTTCGTACGCCAGGGTGTTCGGGTTGTAAGACTCACGTAAAACGTCAACCGCTGCGACGGACAGTACCCCCACCGAGTTATAATACGTCGCGGAACTCGCACGCTCAAATTCAAAGTTACTAAAAGTTAAAGGCTTTATTACCTTCATAGTTCTGCTCTCTCTGGGGGCAAGCCGTCAACTTCCCAACGCTGTAACAAATTATTGGATTGCTGCGTATTTTTAGCGATTGCGTATTGTGACGTAAATAAATCCTGGCGCAAACCACGGAGTTCGAGTAAGAAGTCTGAGAAAGACTGATTAGCAACCGGCGCCGTGGCCACGGTGCCTGCGTAGGGCCTGTCCACAATGGTAGGTTGCGCGGTAACACTTGGTGCGGCCATTGATATGAGTGGGGTGCCCACGTCCACCCCTGCCAAAGCGAAGGCTTCAGCCAATTTACTTACGGCCTGCGCAACAGATATAACGCTGTTGTCCACCCCTTCCAGTGCGTCCAACTGGCGCTGATAGTAACTAAGCACCTCGTCAAGGCGTTTCATTTCCTCGTCGAAATAGTCTTCCTGATTTTTGAGCATCTGTTCATCCACAGATACCTGTTCGCCCGCAGACGCTTCAAGTTCCTTTAGCGCATTTTGCGTTTGGTAGAAGTCAAGGGCGTAATCCTGGAAATTAGAGAACATGTCCACGCTGGGGCGAGACAGTGCCTCAAGGGCCGGTGCCAACTTGTCTAAATCCGGCAAAGGTCCGCCCGCACGGCGGATGGCGTTCGCGGCGATTATGTCGGCCTGAGCTTGGCGGCGGGTTTGCGCTTCGTACTTCTCAGACTGTAGCGTCATCGAATCAAGTGTGCTGGATAGTGCGCTCGCTAACGCCTGGTGCTTGGACAAGGACTTAGTTATTGCGTCAATTGAGACTTGGTTGGCTTTTTCAATCGCCTCTCTCTCCGCCGCAACCGCGCGTTCGAGGGTGGAAAACGCCGATTTAATACCGGTTATGTAGTCTTCTGCTGCTTCGGAGTCTTCTACCAAGTCGGCAAATGCCCCTGACAAACCGATCAGTGCCGCAAACATTTCTTGTTCTGCAGCCACAGTTAAGTCAAGGCCCTCTATCAAGTCCCGGAACGCCTCGCGGGTGGTCGGCACTTGCGTAACCCCGAGCTTAGCTAGCGCTTCGGTTAACTGTTCCATCTGTTTGGCCGCACGTTCTTCCTCTGTAAAGAAATTCTGATAGTAGCTGCTAAGGGACGACGCGAGCTTATCAAATCCGCCTGCGGCGTCCGAGATAGCCTGGGTAGCGTCAACCGCCGCAAACCCTACGGCATTGAAGTTGAGGTCAAGTAGGTCTGCGTACTGGCTAAAAGTGTTAAGTTCGCCTGCTAGACGTATGATCGTTTCAAATGCGCCCTCGCCCACTTGCTGGAACTTTTCAAGCACGCCGGACCCATCCGTTAGTACGCCTGCCCAGTTATCAAGTGTGGCACTGAAAAACGATTCAATTTCCTTGGTCAGGTCTTCCCCCTCAAGGTCTTTAAGCGACAACTTCTGGGGGTCAATTACCAGCTTGTCCACATAGCTCTGGAAGTCCAGACCGAACGCTTTTGCAGCTTCACCAAGGGCGGCACCCCCTGACTCAAAAACAAGAGAGAATTGACTGAGTAGCGCGTCGTCGAGCGCTGCAGTCTGATCGCTTACTTTATTGCTGGTGGTAACACCGAGTATTTTTTTCTTCGTTTGCACTGAAGCGTAGCTGAATGCTTCGACCGTGCCGCTAGCCATAATATCGGCCAGGGTTTCGCCCACAAAACCTATGCCCGAGTCGATTACTTTTTTGCTTTTTGAATACAATGCTTTTGATACACCACCAATTACTCCGTCAATAAACGCGCTCAGTTGACCCCCGACGAGTTCAGACACGCCATACCCCACCCCAAAGAGGCCGACCCCGACGATGTCGGAGTTGAGGGTGGTCGTGCCCAAACCCGACACGTTCGGCCCCGCCACCCCTGTTCTACCGAAGATGGCCGAAGCCTGCCCTATGCCGTTTTTGATATCGGTGAGTGCGCTAAGCATCGCAGCGTTGACGTTAAGTGTATCTCCTGCGATGCCTTCCAGATTGGACATTGCGTTTGAGATAGAATCCGATTTCTCGTTGGCCATGCCGAGCAGTGTTCCGGTTGACTGGACCCCTTGCCGGTATGCGGCGGTCAGCTTCTCAAATTTTTCATCCTGCTTCTTGTTCCAAGAATTTATAGCCGACACCGCCACTATCGCCCCTGCAGCATACACGCCACCCATGCCAACACCGGATAAAAGGCCTTGCCCAGCGCTTGCACCTCCGCCCGACACCGCCTGTTGGATGTTAAGCATGATAGGCTTGGTGACCGCCTGGTGGGCCATGTCCGCCAGCATCGACGTGAACATGTCTTTTATGGAATCAAACACACTGCGGGTACCGTTAAGCATGTCCGTCCAAATGCTCGCGCCGATCTCATCGAGGCGCTTGAACATTTCCTCTAAATTCTTGGCGTTGCTGGCCGCTTCCCGATTACCCTGTGCAAGACTTACGGCATATTTAACCTGCGCGTCAGTAGCCCCGTTAGCACGAAGCTGCATCTCAAGATACGCGTCTGCGTTGAGCCCTAACTCGGCGCGTTCTTTTTCCAAACCTTTAATAATTTTATCAACCGCGGCAACTTTATCGTTCTCACCTTTGACCCAATCCTTCATCTTGGCCACATAGTCATCTTGGGCTGCTTTTTGGGCGTCAAGTGCGTCAAGGGTGTCGGACGCTTGGAGTAAGCGGCGGCCTTCAACACCCTCCAAGCCCCCTTTCACTTTGAGGAGGTTGTTAAGGATGTCGTACTCCATCTGCGCGGCTTTACTGGTTACGCCGTACAGCGCCGCTTCACGTTCCATACCGGCAATAGTTTTGGCGATGGAGTCGGCGCGCGACTTCTCGTCCTCGGCGGCTTTTTTAGCGGCGTCTTTGCGGGTCTTCTCAGCGTCTTCGTCGGCTTTTACACGCGCTTCCTTCTCTTCTTTGACCATTTTAGCGTAGACAAACTCTTCAGCAAGCAGATCGACGTATCCCTGCTGGGCAGCCTGCTTAGCGTACAGCGCAGGACCCGCGAGCCCGATCAGTTCAATCTCTTCCCACATGGTGTCAAGATTTTCACGGAGTTTTGCAGGGTCGCGCAAACCCGCCAACTCCCGTTCCAACGACACAAGGTTAGCTTGGGCTTCTTCTAGCTTACGATTGGCATCGACAAGCCGCTCAGTGTTATCAACCGTTCCTTCCGCAACAAGACGAGATACGCCCCCACCGTCAGAGACGGTACGGTACGCGGTTTTACCTTGTTGGGCGTTTAATTTATCCACTTCTGCGCGCTGCGCTTCTATGGACTTGGTTAATTCGTCGTACTCTTTTACTTTATCCTGGATACGATAGTCGTTCGCCGTTTGAACAACACGCCGTTGGGCATCGTTCAGCTTGTCCATTTCGGACACGAGGGAGGATATCTTGTCGGAGACTTCTTCCGATGCCTCCCCCGTCTTAAATAGGCTTGGCAATAGCGCGCCCGCTATGGCACCACCAATGGCAATTACCGCACCCGCCACGGCCCCGGTCGGACCGAACAAAGACGCGATCTGCGAGCCTTGTTGGGCAAAGACCATTAGTGGGTTGGTGCCCATCTGGAGCTGCACCGCAATATCCTGCATTTGGTAGCCGATGCCTGTGGCCACACCACGGATACCGCGCATTGAACCCATGGCGGCTTTATCGAGATTATCCAGTTGCTCGGCGAGTTGGAGGTTGGAAGATTTTCTAGCAGCGTCTAGCGATTTTAAATCCCCGTGCTCCATACGGTACCTAAGCTGGGCCGCGCGTGAGACTTGACCGTACGTGGAAAGCTGCACGAGCATTGACTCGGTGAGTTGGTCACTCTGCGCCTCAAGTTGTTTAGTGGCAGCGGCGAGCTGTTTCGCTTTGGCAGCTTCGGCGTCCTTTAAATCTAACGCTCTCGCACTAGCAAGTAAATCTGCTTGCTTAGCAGAACTCAACTTTGAGAGAGCCCCTAGCTCTATATCATACCTTAACTTAGCTTCACGGGAGGTTTCACCGTAAAGCGCCAACTCCTTACGCATATTGTCTTGGAGACTTACGTACTGGGAGTTCAGTTGCTGAATTGCGGCTTCTTGCTTTTTGGTAGCCGAAACCTCTGCGTCCATAGCATCCAGTGCCCTTGCGTCCAGCAACAGCTTGAATTGTTTATCTTTAGTGGCGGTTACTAAAGCGCCGTGTTCTATCTCATACCGTATTTTAGCTTCACGCGAGGTTTCGCCGTACAGCGCAATTTCGCGCTTCATAGCTTGTTCGTGTTGCAAGTACAAACCGTTGACTTTCGCCATCTCGGCGGCTTGCTCACGAAATGCGGCGTTGGCGGAGTCCATGGCGTCCAAACGGCGCATATCTTCCAAATACGCAGCTTTTTTAACTGCGTCGAGTTTTACGAGTTCAGTGTGTTCTAAATCATAACGGGCTTTGGCCACACGAGAAGTTTCGCCGTACAGCGCGAGCTCACGGTCAACATTCTGCGCCATACGGGCAAATTGTTCGTCTAGTTGCTTAGTGGCCTGTGCAGCTTGCTTCATCGCTTTGTCGGTGTAATTACCGAACTCATCGACGGCCATGCCCATTTCTTTCATTTGCTTCTTGGTGATACGGGCGGCTTGATCCAGGGGGCCGGTGAAAGCCCCCACGTTAGCCACGACATCGAGAGTTAGCGTCCCCAAACTGTTTGATACGGCCACTATATCAACCCTTTCTCTATTGCTTCATCAAGTGTTATTTCGCGTTTTAGTTCCGCGAACCCGTCTTCGTGTGGCATAAAGTCCGCAACAGTGAAAGGCATATTAAGGTCGGAGTCTTTTTTTAGTCCCGCAGCATTGCAGATTAGCTCGCAGATCCTCGCCAGCGCCTGCTCAACTCTGCGTGGCGTGGAGAGCGTACCGCGAACGTTGCGGTACCTCACCCAATCCACGTACTCGGTGAGAAGCATATTTTCTTTGGCTTCGGAGATGGTTCTACCCCCGATGCCATTGAGAACAAGTTCGTGCCAGATTTCGTCCTCTGGCTTTAAACCTTTGCTTCTTCCTTTACCTCTTCCTTCGGTTTGCGGGATTCATCAAACTCGTACACCGCTGTAACCAACGCCCAGCCAAGTGACGGGTGCAGGTTTGCGGCATCTTCAAAGGACATCTTCTCTCCGCCAAAACGTACACGCTCGACGATATTACGCGCCAAACGCTCCGTGTCGCGGGTTTTTGCAGAACCAATGGTGATACGCTCAGACGCCGCAAAGCTGATGTTAGCCACAATGCCGATAGTGGCTGTGTACTCAACCTCATCTTGCGCCCACTTGATTTCTTTTTCCACCAGTTCGTTGGAATTGGCCACAGTAGCTGCAGCCAAGATATCTTTCAGATTTGTTAGTTGCATATTTAACCTATAAGATTAAGCTTTTGGGATAATCTCACGACGGCCGGACTGCTGGACGGTAAAGTTCGATTGAACGGTAGAGTTGATGGCGAAATCCAAAGGCAGATCAGCCACGTACCCTGTGAAAACAATCCAGGTGCGGGTGGTCGGGAGGACGAAGTCACCTTGAGAGTCCACACCGGTAGGAGCCACGGTACCGTTAGACAAGCCGATGGCGAATTGAGCAACGACTTGGTTTTTATTCAAGTCCTCAATGAGCATGTGGCTTTCTTTGGCAGTGTCGAAGTCAAGACCGATGGTGGCAGCGCCAGGAGATGGCATACCGGGTACGAATTCCATCGCCGTAGAGTCAAGACACGTAGTGTCGATCTGCGGGGTAGACAGGCTCAAACCGGAAATGCTTTTAGGGCAGTCCAGCTTGGTAATTACGTCACCGAATGGCGTGCTTCGTGGGTCAAGGATGTAGAGCTGGGTACCCTTAGTTAAAATCATTGTAAATCTCCCGTAGGGATTGTGCCGCCTCACGGCGGGAAGTTAAAAATGCGCCCTACATCACGTTTCACAACGTTACTTCAGGCGACTTGTCTTACCCATAATACCACACTTTAGCGATTTACAAACCAGTCTACGCTAAAGGTTATGCGGTAATCACTTGTAGGGGCTTCACGCCCCTCGCCGTCCCAACTCGTTATGTGCGTCACCTGTTCGATTGCATCGCGAAGGGCGATTTTTACCGCTTCGGCAGACTGCGGCGTGGTGGCGTAAATATCAATTTGGGTGGCGTTCTCGTCGTTCTCTGGACGCTCCGACAAGTTGTTGTTCGGAAAGCCGGTGGTCAATTGCCACGTAACGTAAGGGCGCAACACGTTAGCAGGCGCTTGGCCGAAAGCATAAACCCGTAAATTTGGGTGCGCTCCAAGCAGCGAAGTGACTGCGGGGGCTGCGCGTAATACATCATATACCGGCATATTTATTTACCCGCCTTACGGATGGCGCGCGTGAGTGCTGCGCCGAACTCGTCCACAAAGGTTTTAGTTAGTGGGCCTATATTCTCCGCCAGCGACCGGCGCATAAAGGGCTGGGCGCGAGTCTTTTGTGTACCGAACTCCAAGTGCCGCCAGTACCGGGTGTCTTTGCCTGGGTTTCCGGCAAGGGCTTCGGAGGGTTTGTTGCCCCCTGCACCGCCACGGATACCGACACGGAACCCGACTCGTCCTGTCGCCTCGAACTGCTTACGGTTGAAGCGCAGGGTCACGTTGGCCGGAATTGATCGGTCTGTGCTAGGGTCATCCACACGTTCAGCATTGGCCTTTACGATTGCAGCCAATTGGACGGCAGCTTTACGCAGGGCGAATCTTCCCCCCCTGTAGCGAACGTCGTCATTCACAGCCTTTATCTTGAGCTGCAAGCCTTCAAGTCCGAGAATACTAAACTGTACGGTTTCCGACATCTTTCATCTCCAGTAGCGCGGTGAGTGCCGCCCCACTTGATATTTCGTCGAGTTGCCATTGTTTCCACGCGAGGTTGCACATCCACTCCGTCCGGTCAGGGGCCGTAAAGTCACCGACCACGTGCCCTGCCACAGGCCACGCCATCGAACCCGGATCTGCAGCAACCGCAGGCACACCCGCGATAACGGCGTCAACAGCGGAATTGCTATTGTACGTTAAAACAACGTGGGCTTTCTCTAAATCGTGCGCCAACTCATGCGACGACCGTTCAGTCTGCGGTACGCTTTGGCGGAAACCTTTACGCTCAGCAAGGGGGTGGGGACGGAAGACAACGGGGAGGCCATACGCCTTGGACGCTTGCTGGGCCGTCTCTTCGTACCACGGCATGAGATTGCGACCCTGCAGGCTGGCGTCGCCCGGTACCTGCCCCATTAACAAGACGTACTCCCCTCCTGTTTTACGCCACGGTTTAAAACTGTGGTGCATACAGAACCGGTCACCGTTATCATTTGGTTGGACGGGGAACTCGCCTCGACCGTTCAGGCCATTCCAACACAGTGACGTCCATTCAAACCTATTTCCTAGGTACCCCCTCTCCATGACGAGTACAGTGTGGCCTTGTTCACGCAATGCTTTGCCAAGTCGCCAACCCCAACACGCAACGAACTCGGTACGAGAGCTGCAAGCCGTGGTGAGCACCGGCTCAATGCCATGCGCACGAAGACCTTCTGCCATCGCTTCTTGATGCTGCAGTTGGTGTGCTGCGCGGGGGCTGGAGACTACCGTAAATTGCATAAACCGATGCCCATAATTGACCCTTCGTCAACAAACTCGACGGTGTTCTCGTGCTTACTGCGGATCTCTTTCCACAGTCTGGGGACTTCCACTGGGGTGTGGAATACCTTCTCGCGCTGGCCGGTACCCACAATATCGTGGAACGCGATCAAAGGCGCCGCACTACGGTAGTTTTCCCAGTCTGTCTTGACGCCTTTGTATGTATGGTCACCGTCAATCAAAGCGGCATCAAAAGGCCCCTTTGACTTCACACGCTCGACGATTTTAGCGGCGGTGCTGTCCCCTATAATCACATCAATGAGGTATCCGCGCGTACGCAGGTCGGACGCCGCGTTCTGGAGGTAGTCCCCGCTTGACTTCCTGCCCCATAGGGCGCCTGGAAGATCAACCGCCAAACCGTAGCTGCCCTCCGGCAAGCTAAGCATGATCTCGTGAAAGGTGTCCCCGTGACGAGAACCGATCTCAAGGTATTTTCTAACTCCGCAGTCTTGCAGGTACTTTATGAAGCTGCGCAACTCGAATTCGTTTTGGGAAGGTTTTCTTCCGGAAAAGGTGTTAAGCACAGTATTTCCTCTAATTCTGCACGCGGGAAGCACTTTAGCGCGGTTTGGCGCGAGCAGTTAATGATTTCAATTTTAGTTCGTCTGGCCAGTTGGTCGAATTGCCCGCACCAACTTTCGCATACACTTTGGGTCGGGTTCTGCGTCTTGGGGTGGTCTCCGTGCCAGTGCGCGCCTTTTCGAACGCTGCAATCATACCCTAAAAGAACAATTCTGTCAGCCCCTTCGGCTTCAGCGAGTTCTATCGCACACAGACCGCTATTCCAGTGTCGCCGAGGATTCTTTAACAGCCCTAGGCCGTACTTCATACTCGCGGACATGCTACACGTCCAAAGTTGCGCGGGTATATCAATCTCGCTTTTGTAGGCGTCCCACCATGCTTGGTCGCCGCCAAAAATTACCGCTGCTGACCGTACCGCTTTCCATGAGCTATTGACCGCTACAATCGGGTGTCCGGACGCTTCTACCGCCGCACAGTCGTCGCGGGTCAGTGACGGTCCGCTGCCAACACAGAACACGGTTTTGCCTTGGAACACTAGAAGCCCCCGAGATTTACGCCTTGCCCGTACGGCGCGGTAACGTACTCTTGGCCACTCTCCGGATCGGGGAGCCAACCTTTGATGTCGTAAATTTTTCCCTTGTAGATAACACGCTGGTTATCTTCAAGATACGGGCGGGCGCGGATTACGAAGCGCCCCCTTATCTCTGACTGCTGAGAAGACGCAGACATAAAGTCACGCACACTGAGTGGTTTTAGCGCCGCCGGGACATTAACATACAAGTCTTCCCAATCCTGAATGTCATTGCCGTGCGAGTCTTTTGTCATCACGGGGGACTGGATAGTGATTTGGTGGTAGCGTAGGTCGCCTGATTTAAGCATAATCCCCTCACGCTATCGCAGGGTCGCGCAACGGATAAAGAATTGCGGTTACCGGGGCGGGCAGAAAACCCGGCGCCCAGTCCTTCGCTTCCACACCGTCACGATCACGGAAGAACATACCCACGAGTATCAGCACAGCGTGTTTCACCTCGTCACGGATAATGCGGGCGCCTTGGCTATCCAATTCGTAGATTACCCCGCCCTGGCTATCTAATAGCGGCACGCCATCGTCGTCAACGAGAAGCACGTACAAGTTTCGGCGGCTTTTGAGATAGTTGAGCACCATTCCGCTGGCGGAACTTATTTTCAAAGTGATGTCCGTGTCATAGGTGTTAAAGTCTATGAGAAGGTTGTCTTTCGCTTGTTGAAGCGTTACGAGCATCATAGCTTGCGCACCACTGTGTTATTGGCGTCACGCCCAGCCTTGACGGCCAGCTTCCAATCCTGATTGTTCTCACCTGGCTTGGCTTTAGTAGCGGCGACTTGGCAATGCCAGACGCTGCCCGCCCATGTGGCCATATCGCCACGAGTGTACGGCTTCTCGGACTTAACATCGAATACGCCACGGTACACCGCAGTTGGTGTTACCATCGTCTTCTTGGTCAATTTTCCACTCGCCAAGGACACGATAATATCTACGGTGCGTTCGTCAATTTGTTCAACTTCTACAGATTTAACGCCATCTACCACACATTCCCAGCCACGCCCCCCTTCGGTGGTGGCATGGGCGCGCCACAACCCGCCATTGTGCGTAGCGTAGGTGTCGCGCAGATACGACTTGGTGAAGTCGATGCCTGGCAAGATATTGATGTCGAGTGCATCACGGCCGTCTTTAGGAGTTGGGAGTTCAGCCACCAATTCTTTGGCAATTTCCAGCACTACCGGACGTAGATCCTCAAGAGTGACGCTATCGCCCTTCTCACCTTTTTCTGGTGCAGGGATAGACTTGGCCAACTCATCAATCAGCGGCTTAACGTCCTCGATAGTCACACTGGCGCCGTCACGGCCGTCTTTAGGAGTTGGGAGTTCAGCCACCAATTCTTTGGCAATTTCCAGCACTACCGGACGTAGATCCTCAAGAGTGACGCTATCGCCCTTCTCACCTTTTTCTGGTGCCGGGATAGACTTGGCCAACTCATCAATCAGCGGTTTAACGTCCTCGATAGTCACACTGGTGCCGTCACGGCCATCTTTAGGAGTTGGGAGTTCAGCCACCAATTCTTTGGCGACTTCGACCACTACCGGACGTAGATCCTCAACGGTTACGCTGGTGCCGTCTTTACCATCTTTAGGCGCTGGAAGTGACTTAGCTACTTCCTCAACCATTGAACGTACTTGCTCAACGTCCACACTGGTGCCGTCACGGCCATCTTTAGGAGTTGGAAGTTCAGCCACCAATTCTTTGGCAATTTCCAGCACTACCGGACGTAGCTCCTCAACGGTTACGCTATCGCCCTTCTCACCTTTTTCTGGTGCAGGGATAGACTTGGCCAACTCATCAATCAGCGGCTTAACGTCCTCGATAGTCACACTGGTGCCGTCACGGCCATCTTTCGGAGTTGGCAAAGCCTTCAACTGCGCTTCAAGTTCCTCTACACGATCCGCCAGACGCTTCGTGTCCGCAAGGACAGGCTTGAGCAGTACTGCGATGGTGCCGCCCAACTGCTTTGCGATCATTTCTAATTCACTTGGAGAGAGCAAGTCCCACCTCCTTCTCAATCATCATGGCAAGGACGCGACCTTGGGCTGCTTTTTCTTCTTCGTTATCTTCCGGCGCGGCGGGCGTTGTACCTTTGGCAAATGGGTCTTCTCGCGCATCCCGTTTGCTCAGTGCCGAAAGGCTGTAATTCTGCTGTTGCGAGTATATCGTATCTCCCCCTTCAACAGGGGGCAAGTTCACTCTTGATCGAGCGTAGTTTGGAGTATATATCATGCCTTTCACGCCTTCCGATAAGGTGCGGATAAGCGTGGCGCTATCCATACGTAAAAGGGCGTCAAGGTCCAAGTGGACACGGTGGTCTTCGGGCAAATCAAGACCCTCTCCAATGCAGAGTTCGAACTGTTCGATCAGTATCTGCAAGCACTGGCCGTAATACTCAATAGTCAACACTTCGGCGTTGTTATTTGGCGGTATGGGGCCAACTCCAACCTTGTACGCGGGGACATGAAACGCTGAACATACCACCTCTGCAGTCCATCGCAACTGCTCAATTAGTTGGGCGTCAGCGGAAGTCATGCGCAACGAGGTGTACTTCAGGTCATCGCCAAGGACCGCTACTTTACCGGAGTTCATGCCCGTGTAATTTTGGTCCCAGTGCGTTTTAAGACGTGCAGCGGTTTCGTCTGAGATGGCGCCGGGGGCAGTTAGAATGCCGCCTGGGCGCGCCCCGTTACCGAAAAACTTAGCAGAGTCGTTCTGTATTTTAAGGCCCTGGTGCGCGGCGAGACCAGAGGCATACAAAGGGCTCACACCGACCAACGGATGGAACATGCAGTTCATCCTGTCGTGGATAATCTCGGAGGCAGGCACTGTTATACTGGCCGCTTGTAGGCCACTTAGATTGTCCGTACTAAGTTGGTAGTACACTGACCCATCAGGGGCTACGAGTATCGTTACCAGATCAGGATCTAAAATAAACAGTCTTTCGACTTCGTTATTTCTCCCACGGTATTTTAAAGCGTAGGCGTTCCCGTGGAGCAGGATGGACGTAAACCACCACTGCTTAAACTGAATGTGATTTTGGTATGTGTTAAACTTTTTCAGTACCCTGCGTGCGCTGCTGACCTTCACGGGGTTGCCGCTAGCAGGAGTTGGCACCCACGTGCCATCTTGGTCCTTGCGTTGCACCTCGACCGGCATTTTGGCGATATCCGAAGCGATCAGCGTTACGCAGGCATAAACAGCGTGGTTAGCCGTTACGTCGTCAAACTTCCACTCTTCGTTTCGCTGCCATGCGCCCGCAGATGACTCCCGTATCCACGGAAACCAGCCACGGTTATCAACCTGCGATAACATCTGTTTTACGCGCGCAAAAATCCCCATTACTCTTGGTCTTCTTTTGACGACTTACGAGAGAAAGTACGTTTTGGCACTGGTGGAAGTGTGGCCACAGGTGCAGGAGCAACGTCAGGTGCAGGAGCAACGTCAGGTGCAGGAGCAACGTCAGGTGCCACGGACTTGATGACCGGTTGCGAAGTCATGGCTTTGTTGGCGTATCTCGCCTTGCCGATAGCCACCAGTGCACGGGCGATGTGCTTGGGTTCTCTAAAAGTAGCACCTGGTGCGTTCGGGCCGCATTTTTTAACCGCGATAAGTTCGACGCTCATAATGGTACCTTTACTGGATAATGGTTAGCGCATAGTCACCGGGATCAAGGCCGTCAATTTTGATGCCTTTGAAAGCAAACCCGACGCGACCAACAATGGCGTGCTTAATGCCAGTTTCGCCATCCGGTGGGGGGACAACGGACTCAACGTCCATCGCAGACACCATCGTTATCGTGGCGTCCTCAATATTAAAGCCTTCTGCGACAATTTGCACCCCATTACGGTTAGCTTCCTGCAAAACACAGGTAACTTCGGTGTTGCCGTCAAAATTACAACGCTTTCCTACTCTCGCTACGGTCATTTGGCAATCCTCGAATGTGGAAAAGCGCCCCGGTTAGGGGGCGCCTTCAAAGTGGCGGAAGATTATGCTGACTCTTCGCCCCAGTTCACGCCGGAGATCACCGCAACTGCAGCCAAACGACGACGCTGCCAGTTGATCCAACGTTCAGCACGAATAGCCACACTGTTGGTTTGGAACATGGATACCATGCTGGTGGCAGTGCCGGTTGAGCTGTTGTTAGTTGGGTTGTCCAGCATTTGGAGTGACGCTTCACGGGACACGTCAACCACGACATTGCCATCATCCGCCAGCCAGATATCCGAAGCGTTAGCCAAGATAACGTAGCTGCCATTTGAATCGCTTGGCACGTACTCAGACACGATAACTGGCAAACCGTGGAAACGGCCACCGGTCATTTCGATATCCGGGAACTCACGCTGGCCCAATGCGTTATACATCAGCGACAAGGCCAGCGCGGTAGTGGCCGACATGATCCACACGCCGGTAGTCGGGGTGATGTTGGCAGTAATGAACTGCGACATTACAGAGCGGATGTCCGCGCGCACTGAAGTGGCATCGTTACCTGAAGAAACTACGGGGGTAACGCCGTTAGTGATTGACGCAGGGGACACGTTTGATACCGCAGCCTTGGAAGGGTCAATGAAGTCGGTGTCCAAACGCTCGATCAAAGCGGACGCCAACGAGTCACGAACCAACAACTCCGCACTTGGGTTGGAGAAACGCACTAACTCCTCGGTCAGAACAGCGATGTTCGCTACTTTTGAATAGCCGAGGTAAACGTCGTTGAAGTCCATTTTGGTCAAAGGCTTTGGAGCACCTTGGCCTACCCAGTACCCCGCACCGCCTGAAGTCTGGCCACGGATATGGATGTTGAACGGTACGTTGCGCAACGCAGGAATTCCACCTTGGCCAAATTGGCCGAGAATGGTGCGAGGACGCAGGTAGTCCACGAAATCACCGGCAAACTGGTTGTACTCAACCAAAGGAAGCGCCCAAGCCGCATCGGTAGTGGTGCCAGCGGCAACAGCGGCCTTCAAAGTGTTGTGGATACGCTCAGAAGTGGGGAAACGGCTCTCTGCGATAGACTTCGCAGTGTGCAGGTCGCCTTTTGCAGCCCCCAAACACATTACATACTGGGCAAATTCTTGACCCGGTGCGAGTTTGTTGGCGGCTTTGGCAACGGCAGGCAACGCGCCGCTACGGTTAGCTGCAACAGCTTTGGCGTTGGGGCTATTGTCCACAGGAACAGCTTTCGCAACGTTCATGGTGAGCATTTTTTCCAAGCGTCCGATGTGGGTCTTGGTAGCTTCGATTTCTTGCTCCAATGTGTCGTACTCTTCAGCTTCAGCAGCATCCAGGGTGCGGCCATCGGTGGCAGATTTGGTCATGATCGCTTGCAGTGCTTGCGATTTTTGTTCAAGGGTAGCTTTGTAGCCATCCAATTGTTCTTGAATGTTCATATTACGGCCCTCCGGGGGCTTAGTGGTTAGGGTTTTTGATACCGAAGCGCCGGTAGACTTACTCATGGTTACTACCCTTGCAGCTTTATTGCCTAACGCGGCTTGCTGCTCGGAAAGTGATTTGATTGCGGTGATATTCGCGTCAGCGTTACATGGGATAGTAACTGTTGACAATTCGTTCCAGCCCCATTTTCTGTAGTGAACACCGCCGTTGTCCATGTACGAATACTCCATAGGGTTAAACCCAATGGAAAGCCCTCGAACAAGGCCGGTGATTATGCTTTGCCAAGCTTCTTCAAGCCGCGCGGCGAGTTGACTGGGTGACGCTACTGAAACGAGTTCAGCAACGATTTCGATGCCTTTTTTGGTTATTTTAGCTTCGGTCACAAAGCCAATTGGGGAGTTGTGCTGGTGCTGCCACAGTAAAGGGATAGGCAACTTAAACACCGCGCCTTCGGGGTCAACAATATCGCCTACACGATCTGTCCCAGGGGTACTTGCCACCCCGCGTATAATGCGTTTTTCGTTGTCTACGGCCTTTATCTCAAACTGGCTATACGCCTTGTCTGTTTGCTTTGGGTCCACGGCTCGTCTCCCGACGTTAACCTAAAAATAATTTATATATTAGCACGTTAGTGCGGGCTAACCAAGTATCAGCATCTGGAACTTTTTAGTTTGCGCTGGCGGGTTTAACGACAGCAACGTGATTGCGTTGAACAGCGCCATCAACGGGTCAATCTTGGCGGAACCACTCGCCTGCTTCGTGATTAAAATCGAATTAGCACGCGGCTCGACCCTGGCGTTACCCACACACCAGTTCATAAGCTGCTGTTCAGCGTGTGTGAGTAACCCTTCAGCGAGCTTTCGTTCGGTGGTTTTTATCGCGCCACCCAATTTCCAGCCCTGCGACACACCAATAATTTTTTCCTCGGGCACTTCCGCTTCCAACAGTGCGTCCAGTACAGAACCGATGCCCGCAGGGTCGAGACCTACTTGGAAAAGCAAGTCGGCGTGCTGAATTTGCGCAACGTAAGACGCGATGTCTTCTACGTCCTGCCCCATGCGTTCAACTATCGTAAGGTCGCCTTGATCTCGAAAATCAAGCAGTGCTGGCGACTCCGCTTTGCGACGTTCGAGGACGCTGGTGTGCGCCCAGGCGTGTGACCACGACACCCAGCCTTTACCGTCCTTCAACCTGCCCGCAACGGCGAAACCCAGCAAGTCGTCCAAGCCCCCGCCGTCGATTCCGACGCAAATAACCTCACAAATCTCAAGCAACCGGTTGAATGTGATGCTTTTATCGTTCGATGAGAGCCAAAAGTCAGCGCCTGCCCACCGGTCGGAGCGTAGCGCAAGGCCAATCTCGACGTTGAGGTGCTTGGCGAGGAAGGTCAGTAACTTCTCTTGTCCCTCCTGCTTGGCTTGCGCCAGGCCACGCTCCATAAACATCTCATCTACTGACGCACCGTAGTTCGGGTTGGTCATGTAGAAATTTTCAGGCAGCAGGTGCCCTTTCGCTTCGAGGACCGCTGCGGGGTGCTCGTACAGCACTGGGAGGAACGCAGGGTCATTGATCACGCCGTCACGTACGTTGCGCGCGTACTGCAATTTTGCACGGAATACGCCTGCGGGAGGCTTATCGGACTGCGTGGTCAAGTAAATTATGAAGCCTTCCGGACGTGACGCGAGGCCCCCGGTAGCTTCCATTAGCATATTGTCGGCGTGGGCGTTCTTGCCAAATAACCACAGTTCATCCACAAGAATGCCGATGGCTTTCTTACCACTCACCGTGGCGCTATCCGCCGCTACGACTTTGAGGGTGGCCCCGGTTATACGGTGGGTCACGGTGCGGTAGTGGTCCTGTACCTGAAATATTTCCTGCAACTCTTCATCACGGCGGATCATGTCACGGATGGGGTTGTAGGCGTTTTGCGCTACCTCTACGGTGGGGGCGAGGATTAGGAACTCGCCAGACTCGCGCCAATTGAGCACGAGTGCGGTGAGCATGATGCCTCCGGCGATTGAGCTATTGTGCGTGGGGAGCATTGTCTCGCCAAATAGGAACTGGTGGTCTGGCGAATCAACTGAAATGCACTTTACTGGTACCGGGGGTACCCTCTTCCAGCCCATGAACCCCACGTGCGCGCCCACCCTCTCCAAGTCATGGATTGGCGACATGCGCATGCGGTGTGATTGACGGAACGTACGGATAACGTGTCGGGTTGTTTTAACTGACTCTTCGCTTTCCCACCGGGCTTGGGTAACCCACTTGTGCCCTGCGTCCGCTACGACTTTTTGCCCGTTACTGAACGTGAGCTCATAGCAGTCGTGGTCCGTAAATACTTCGGAAGTGTTGATCACATTGCACGGCTTGCCATCAAAACCGAAAACTTGGTCACCGACTTCCAGTTCACCCATGGTTTTCCAACCTGTTGGGGTCGGGATTGGGGTAGAGAGCGCCAGTGCCTTACCGTTCTTCTTGCTGATCAACAAAAAGAATTCTTTTATGAGTCGTCGCCCGGTGTCCGGGTCGTACGCGCCAAATATCGCAGACGCGAAGTCGAAGACCCAATCCCTGCAGCACTCGCCAATCGTGGGGCTGCCGGGCACGTCAACAAGGCGCAACGCCTTCATAACGTCGAGCGCCTGCTGGGCCTGCTCAGGGAACAATGGGCCAAACGGTATAAGGGTTTGTTTATCGACGATGCGTGATTCCCAGTCGGGGCACGCGGTTGTCCACACTGGTAAGGTCATTTAACTGGCCTTAGGTGCGGCGGGGCTTTACCCGGTGCGAATCTGTTTCCGCCAGCGCCGGCTTTCTCGGCATTTCGCTGCTTGTTTTCCTTCTTCCCAGTCTCACCCAGCTTGGCGTACTTGAACGGCATAAGCGTCTTGGCAGCCTCCATCCGCTTCGCCAGATCGACGTTGGTATTGTTCATCACACTTTCCAGCATCCGCATTGGGTCGCCTTCGGGCGAAGGTAGCGGGGCTGGCAGTCCAGACGGGATTTCTATCTCGGCGGGTTTGTGGTTGGCGAGCATCCGCAGGACTTCAGGATCGCCCATCAATTGCATCCCCGCCAATGCGGCGGATTGTTGAGGGTACCCGGCATCAAGTGCGGCTTCCTCGGGAGTCTTACCCTGGAGTCGGGCTTCGACAAATAGCTTGCGTTTATCCAATTCGAGTTTCATAAGTTGCCGAACCCATTGTCTTCAGTTGCGGTTTTACGGCTGTGGCAAGGTTTGCATAGCCCTTGCCAGTTAGTTTCGTCCCAAAATAGTACCATGTCGCCACGGTGGGGGATAATGTGGTCCACTTCGTTCGCTGGAGTTATCTTGCCCGCGTCCCGACAATGTACACAAAGCGGGTTACGCAGAAGGAATGATGCGCGCAGCTTTCGCCAGCGGACACCGTACAAAGCAGAGGAACTTTTTGCTCCACCCCAAGATGTTGTGGGCTGCAGCTTCGGCGTGGAGGTTGCCAAGCGCGGTTTTAGCATTTGTAGCTTAGCCATCAAGACTTTTGCCCATCTGCGACGCTGGTTCGCCACCGTCAAGGTCGATCATGTAGGCGAGCAACGCTTGGTTTACCTCGACAAGGCCTTCGATTGCGGTGCAGAGACGGTCTAAGTTACTGTGGTGCAGCTTAGCTTCAAACGACGGGTCGGTGATAAGTAACTCACAGTTCGTCGCTTCCAACATCGGCTTTAGCATTTCGCGTATCCGCGCCCCCGCTTCCAGTGTTACTGGCCTCGGGCTTCTTAACTCCAAAAGATTTTTTGATTCGCTCACTGGCCATCCTCGCGTATTTTTCAATCGTCTTGCGACGCTGTTCACAACCACAACTCATGATATTAATTCCCGTTCGTGGCGTCTTGGGA